TCAAGAGTTACAATGTATGGAATCTTAATTCCTGACGGCTCACCATTTTGATCTGTATGTTCAAAACCTTCTAAATCTAAATCAACATGACACTCTAACAAAGTATAAACATCTTCGTTTGCAGTTTTAGAAACTCCTTCAAGTTCTCTTTCTTTTTGTTCAACATCAGTTTCTTTGTCTGCAGGTTTTCCTAAATCTACATCTCTGTAAAAACCAGCAACTTGTTGTTTTCTTAAATCGTTTTCTGAAATTTTTACACGATGAATAATTGCTTCCGCATCATCTGCTGGAACAAATTTACTTACGGCTCTTTGTTCCATTTCATCGTAGTAAACTTTTTTAAATGTACTACCTGAAAGTGGTAAATGAAATAACATAGAGTCGAACTCAGGTTCGTATTCTTTCATCTTCTCCATGATTTCATAATTCATATAATCTTTAACACGTTCTGCTTGACTTGTTTTTTCTGCAGACGGTGCTCCTAAAATTTGTGTTCTAACTGGTCCATCAGCAGGTAATAATTCTTTGTATGCTAACGCTTGAAACTGTGTAACTGCTTCAGCCAAAACTGGGTGAGTTGCACCTGATGCACCTGAGAAAGGTTCTGTTCTGTTGTCGTATTTAAAACCTAAAAGGTCTAAACCTTTTGTGTAAGTTTGTTCCCAATCTTTTCTTGAAGAAGTGTACTCTTGATATTTTGAATTTAAGTCTGATGCTAATCTTCCTAATACTTCATCAGGTAAAAAATCTGCTAAGTTTGCATAATGCTCATCACCACCTTCAGGTGATGCAGCTTGTGGATCTAAGTTGATATCTACTGATCCATCTTCGTTTTCTTGTACTTCTACAGGACCAGGAGACTCTTGTTGTTCTTCAACTGTCTCTACTACCTGTTCTTGTATTTCTTCTTCACCTGGAACTTCAAATGTTTTTCTTGGTTCGTTTGGAAGCGATTTGTCTGTTGCCATTTATTTTCTCCGTAAGTTTTACATCTTTAACAGTATTATAGGATAAATTCAAGCCCTGAGGCATGGGTCCGGACTTTGGTGGTGGGCCACTCTTCTTGCCTTTTGAATACATTAATTTAATCCCTTCTTACCTTTTTCAGTGCTTGCACCAACTAACACGGGTTCATCTCTAAACGTTCTGGTCTCAGGATCAAAGGTATCGTATTTTTCTGTTTGATATTTACCAGTAGGTTTTCCAGTCTCATCTAACTGCATTGAAGTTCTTATTCGATATCTACCTGTTTTAAAACTATCTTTAGGTCCTTGAATTACAAATGCATCGTTCAATGGATCAAGCATCGGGAAATATTCTTGAGGAATGTTTTCAAACTTTAATGATGGTTCTAAATTTTTTTCAAACTTTTGATATTCTTTCCAAGCAGTTTCAAAATTATTTTGTTCAACAGACCTCGTCATGATATCTAAATCTTGATGATATTTTTCTGGCACGGTTGCTTTTAATTTTTGTATATCTTCTAACGCAGAAATCTTAGGATTCTTTTCTGGTATGTTTGTGAATCCTTCTAAATTTTTTTCAATACCTTTTTGATTTCCAAACATTCTCACATTATTAAACATTGAAAAAGTTGAATTTTTAACTTTACGTAATGCATCTGAAACTTGTGCTGCTTTTTTAAATAGTGAAGCAAGACCACCTCCAAATAAAAATTGTCTATCATCAGTTTCTATAACTTTTTTAAAAGACTCAGGTGTTTCTGGTTTTATTGCATTTGGATCTTTGTAAGGACTTTCAGTAAATCCAAATAACGAACCAAATTGTTTGAAACCTCTTTTAATACCTTCTAGACCTGGACTCTCTGGAACAGTTAATTCATCTAAACCTTGACCTGCAGGATCTTCTGGTATTGTACTTCTAATATAATTTTCAAAACCTTTTCTTGCTTTTTCAATTGGTATGTTAAATTGTCTTGCAATCTCTGGAAGCATTTCTTTTTGTTTTTCAAACTTATACGCCTCTTGTCCTAGTTCTAGTATAGGTGCTGCAAGAGATGCACCTTTACCAAATTTACTAACAGCTTTAAAAACTGGTGATCGCATAAATCTTGGCACAAAAGAACTTGCTAAAAATTTTCCAAACTCTTTTGCTTTGCCTCCAGTTTTTTCGTAAAGATTAAATGTCTTTGCTGTGTAGTCTGTAAACGCTGCAGGTAGTGTTACCCACAATGGACTGTCTTCTTCCCAGTCTTGCATGGATGCAAAAGCAACTTGAAAGATTGGTAAGTCCAAAGCAGTAGTTCCTTTAATTATTTTATTTAAAGCATCACCACCATATTTTTTACCAAAGGCTGCAATATCTTCTCCTTGTGCTTTCATATACTTTGCAAGAAACACAGGATCTACACCACTGTTAATTGTACCAGAAGTTTCATTTAAAAGTTTAGTAACCTTACTTACATCTTCTTGTACTTCTTTAACTGGTATGTTTTTAATTTTAGATATTCTTTCATTGAAAGCTGCAAACATATCTCTTTCAACAGCAGCTTCAGGTCTATCTATTTTACTGGCAGTGGTTACTCCTTCTAAATCAAGAAGACCTTTAAATTTTTTCTCAGCTGCTTCTACTCCAATTTCAACTGGCGTTCTTAGTTTTCTACCTTTTACTAAAATATCATTAGCTAATTTAACTTCATCATCAAATAATTTATTAATATCTTTTGTAAAATTATATCCAGATTTTTGTAAATATATTTTTGATTTAGCAGGAGTCCACTTATCTCCTTGTTTTGTAACAAATCCTTTTTCTGCATCTCTTGCAGTTTTAGTTATAGTTCCGGCTGCTCTATTTATTCTATATGGAAGTATTCTTAAATTTGTAAAAGGTTCGTTTTTAACAGAACCGAAATGATCTATCTCAAGTGGATTTTTAATTGTTTCATAACCTGTGCCTTTTGCATAAGCTTTATTCATTAAATTTTTAAATGTAGTTTTTTCGTTTGTTACAGGATTAACTACTTCTCTAGATAATAATTCGTCCATGTCGTCATACATTTCATAAACTTCTTTAAACTCTTTCATGTTACGACCATTTTGAGCTAAATCTAAATAACTATAATCTTTACCTTTGTATCTAAAAACAGAACGTCCTTCGGTAACTTTACCTAACTCATCAAAAGTTCCCGGAGCCTTGACCCATTCAACTTTATCTCCATTTTGAGCTATGTGTCTTTTAACTGAATTTATAATAAATCTTTCAGGTGTGTTTGGTCCTGTAAGAGATGTTCCTGTTGTCTCAGGTATTTGATCAGCTATGTCCATTACATCAGCTAAAGTTCTTCCTTGACCAGCTATAAGACCTTTGAAACTAGGACTCTGTAATTTTAAAGCTACAGGTTTAAAGTCTTGATACTCAGGTATGTCTTGTAAAAATTGACTTACTGAAGCCGGTGATAAATTTGTATCTTTTCCAATCTTAGTACTGATATCAAAAACTTCTTCTACGGGAGTATTTGGATTATTAATTATTTTTAAAAAACCTTTTCTTACTTTATCTGCTGCATTATCTAATTTAGGAACATTAAATTTTTCTATGTTAGCTTGGTCAGTTGGTGCTTTTCTTTTTGGTAAACCAACCATTTCTCTTAGAGTTTGCATCTCAACAAATTTAAGTTGATTGTTAGATTGCTCTACCAATTCTTTTAATTTGTTATATTTGTCCGCTTGAGATTTTAGTAAGTCTGCTGACTTAGCTCCTAAATTAAATTCTTTTTTTATTCTTTTAACAACACCTTCACTTACCTTTTCAAATTCAGGTTTTTCTTTTAAATTTTTTAATACTTGATTTGTTGATAAACCTTGATTAAATAATTTTTTAACTTCATCTTCAAGTCCTGGTACATCTAATCTAGGTCTATTGAATCCTGCTCTTGTGCCAAGATCTTCTCCTTCTATAACACCACCACCGATTGCCCGTTCTTCTCTTTCAACAGTGCCAATGCCTTCAGGTACAACGTCTCTTAATCTTTGTTTCTGTGCTCTGTCTTTTACTTCGCCAATTAATCGTTTGACCATGACTCCGGCATCTTGCATAGAGAAAGTTCCTGCATCAACACCTTTTTGTGCAAAAGCATTTAATTTATCTGCAATGTCATCTTTTGGTAAAATATTATTATTTAAAGCTAGGATATATATCTCAGCATCATTTCTAAAATCATTTATATCATATTCTGGTATTGGATTACTTGTAGTCGTATCCATCTGCATTGACTTCGGTGGCTCTACTATTTTTTCTGTACCGTCTTTAAAACCCGGACGAGTTAGATAGGCCATCATCTGTTCGTATTCGCCTATCTTCATTACATCCCCATCAAATAGCTTAATCCGCCTTCAGCTTGTAGTTTTCTTGGAGTGCTTTTTAAAGCATTCATAATCTCATCTGTACTCATACCTTTATCCATCATCGTTTGTACTTCATCAAGAGTTGCTATAGCTGCTGCTTGATTACTTGGATCAGGGTCTAAGACAATGTTTTTCAAAAGATCTTGATCTATTCTGTCACCATATTTTACTATGATGTCTAATTGCTTGTCTGTTAGTTTTTCAAAAAGACCTGGTTGTATATCTTCTGCAAGTCTCATAATTTTTAATTGCTTAGATACGACATCACCTTTTTTGCTACCTAAGTTTAAATTATCTAAATCATCTAAACCTTCTTCAACATTGAATTCTCTTGTTGGTAAAATA